CTTTAGGAAGTTCTCCTTCGGGAAACCCGCAGCTATAAGTAGCTTTAAGATCCGTCCAAAAAGGACGTTGGATCATTGGGTACTGCCCTCCAATTATTTTATAATGCGCCGGAGCGATTTCGTTTCCTTCTGCGTCTAATATTTCCGTTATTTCTTGTACCGGTCCAAATTGGAATTGATACATCCCCGCCAAGTTAGAAAACCAAACTATAGCAATCTTAGGGACCAAGCTTAGGCCCGTAGCCTTTTCGATAGCTTCTCTAGATTGTGTAATTAAGTCCTCGAATAGGCCGTCTTCTACGTCGTTAGTAACGCGGCAATATAACTTAGCCTCTTCTACTGTTACCGGCTCTACGATTTCTCCGTCGTAAGCTAAAGTATGATCTATCGTATAATTATACATAACCTCTTTTTTACAAATTTAACGGATTTATTTAATAACAAAAAAAGGGAGTAGCTTTTAGACTACCCCCTAATTTATTGCTTATTTACCACCAAATCAATTACGCATTGATTGAAGCGTAGATCGCAGAAGAGTTCAACATTAAGTTGATTTCTTCCATACACTCAATACGAGCAGTAATTAAGTTCTTTTGGAAGTTAGTACCGTTCTCGTAAGAGAATTCAATCGCTAAAGATTCAGTCTCTACGCGCTCGATATAGTCGCTATCGATTACTAAAGCCTTATCGTTAGTTACCCAAGAAGCAGACAATACAGGAGTTCCCCAAATAGTCATACCGCCGTTAGGATTAACTACTACCGATCCGTTACCTGCGTAGTAACCTGCAGTAACAGTAGCTTTCAATAATTTACCCATTTGCGCCTCACTTACTAAAACATAAGAAGAGTTATAGTTAGCAGCCTTTTGGTTACCGATATAATCGATTAATTGTAACAAGTCGTTAGTCTCCGCAGTAGTTGTAGAACCTGTAGCGGCTGCGCTTACTGTAGCAAAGAATAAAGCGTTCTCCTTCTTAAAGAAGTCTCTTTGTAATAATCTAGGTAAAGTTTGGCTAATGAAAGGCAAACTCTTAGACATTTGCTTAGAGAAAGTAGAGAAGCCCGCGATATAGTTAGTAACGATCTTAGTTTCAGTTAAATCGTAGTTATTTTCGCCTTTGTCGTTACCTTCCGTTTGCTTACCAATATTATTAGTTTCGCCTGCGTTCTCTTGGTAGTAAACGTAAAGACCTGTAGTACTTCTTACAGTAGGAACTAAGTCTCTAAAGTTAACTTTTTGAGAAGGGAAGATAGCTTGGTTAGGAGCGTAAGTAGCTACAGGATCGCCTGTTAAGTTACCGCTTAAAGTCATTGTCTTAATGTCGCTTAAGTCGATTCTATAAGAACCGCTAGAAGACTTCAAAGAAGATTCAAACTCTTGCATTTTACCGTCCAATTTCTCCATAATAGCCTCGTCTAAAGACTTTACAGTTTTCTTTTCTGCTTTCTTTTGGTTAGCATATAACCCGTCGATTTGATTTTGCATTTCGTCGCGAGTTACTTTAATGTTCGACTTTAATTCGTCGATTTGTGCTGCGCTATCAGTCTTAAGACCTTTAACGTTTTCGGCGATTTCGCCTAATTGCTTTTCGATTTCCATTTGTTTTAGGATTTAAAAAGGTTATTTAATTCGGTTAATTTTTTAAGTAATACCTCGTCTTCTTTAACTTCCTTCTCTTCGTTAATCGGCTCGACTGCTTGCGCGGGTAGAGTGAATTCTTTAACTACTTCGATTTCCATTAATTCAGCTTGGATTCTCTTTATTTCTATTTCAATTAAAGAAAACGTTTCGTCCGTAAAACGGCCACCTTTAAACGCCTTCAATAATTTACCTAGTCGGTCCTGTAAGTTTTCCTTCTTTAATTCGGACTTAACCGCTAAAGTTGGAGTCTCCGGATTTGCAGCCCATAAAACCGCAGATCCTTCGTAGAGTTTTAATTCTCTAATAGTTCTAACCCCGTTCTTATCTACGTCGCTATTAATTGTAGCGAACCCGATAGAGTGTTGGTTAATTAAGCCCGCGTCGTACATTTTCATAATGTTTTCTCCGGTCTCGGTCATTACGATAGGAGTTATCGCGATTAACATATCGTTTTCGATATATAGTTCTTCCGGCTTACCTATTGCCATTTCCATTTCTGCTTCGTGATCTACTAAAGACCAAATAAGATTTTTACCTTTTGGTCCGCGCTCTTTAATTGTCTTAGTAAACGCTTCCGGTACTATTACGTCGTTATCTAGATCCACGTTACCGCATCTAGCCCAAACTGCTTTAACTCTTCGCGTTTCGTTGTCTACGTCTAAGATATTATCCGGCCCCATATCGAGGTTAAAAATGTCTTTATGTTGGAATTCTTTTTTCATATTAATAGTTTAATATTATTTCAAAGTTATACATTTTTTTTTATTGTAAAGCCTGCCTTACTAAAGTCCTAACTTCTCTTCCGGAATTGTCCCTAATTATATTCCATATACGGCCTACTTCCCCTTGCGGAGGGTAATTAGTTAAGGTTTTTAATTGCCCGTTATTGTCTCTTTGTGCTTCATATCCTAGCGTACATCTACAGTTGCAAACGTTAGCCGCAGTAGCCGTAGAGTCGCAGGGGTGATTCATTAAATCGATATAACCTTTACCCATTACTTCGAAGGTTGCATCTAAAGGAACCTGTACTCCGTCCATATTTAAATGATCCGTTTGATCCCTAGGGATTCGTCTTGTCCTGTTATCTTTAGTTGCGATCCATTCTTTAACGCTAACTAACCCCGTAGATACGGCTCCAACGATAGAACCGACGTTAGCGGCTCGGCCTGTTTCGGTCCTAGCTATTAACTCGGCTCTAAAGTCAGTTATTCCCGCTTCTCTAAGCAGGGCTACCGTTTGGGGGATAGTTAAATTATTTTGCTGCGCTCTAAGTAAGTATCTTCTTATTTGCTCTTTTGTAGTGTCCGTTATTTCTTCGGCTAACTCTTCTAGGCCTTTTAACTCTAGATAGGTTAAGATAGTGTAAGACCATAGATCCACTAAGGCGGACTTTATTTCTAAAGGACCTTGGCCGGACTTAGTTCCTTTCTTTACGTCGTTATAGGAAATAGCAGCCATTTTAGAACCCATTGCTATATGGAGTTTCTTTATCGTCTTCTTAATCGCTTCCGGACTAATAGCGTTAAAGTCTAACGTATCGCAGTAGGTATCTACTTGACGTTGTAACTCCTTTTTAAACGTTGGGGAATATTGTTTTAAGGCGTTCCAATAAAGTTTTTTATAGTCTTGCCAAATCATTTTAGGCGTCTAATTTTTCTAGTATTTTACCTGCAGCCTCAAAGATTGCAGTTTCTTTATTTTGTCCTGCTCTTTGTCTTACTGCTATTAAAGCTGCGCGATCTACTGTTTTAAAGTCGCTAGTATAGATATAGGTCCAATGGCCCTTTAAACTTGGATCTACGTTACCGTCTACTCCTAGGTGCCACTTACCAAAAGCCGGCATCCCTTCCGCTTCAATAAAAGCGTTCTCCTCTTCTGCGCTTGGGGGATTCCAAGAACTAGGCTTACTTACTTTACCGTCGGCTAATAAGCCCATAGCATAAGTTAAGCCTCCTTTATTTATACCTGTAGTCTTCTTAATTTCTTGCTTTAACTCTTCTAAAGAGTTTAATAATTTGTCGAAACGGTTTTCCATAAGTAGTTTATTTATTTGGATTATAAGCCCAATTCTTTAACGAAATATCCCTCTTAGAAGGACAGTCTTTAGATACAGGTTCGCCCTGCTCCATATTTTTCATACGGCTAACGAAACTAATTGTCCTATTTGCAGACTTAACCTCGTTCGCTCCCCAATCCGCTTTTTTCTTACTAAGTAAGTTTAAGTTCCTATTTATCGGTCCTCTATCTAGCGAAGCTTTCTTAGAGCAATCCGTTTCGCTCCAAGCCTTTAACTCGGAGTAAGACATATTAACCGTATCGTTATATTTTTTATAAACTTCGTCTATTATTTCCGATAGATCCTTTTTTAAATCTACCTGCAGATCGAAAATAGAATCTAAAATATTGTTATAGTCTATCATTACTATAAGTTTTCGTCGTTAGGTAATTGCAAAGGTTGGAAATCGTCTACAGGCTGCAAGTTTGAAGGGATATATAGTTTTTCTAAATCTTCTTTGTCGATATAATCCGGCGCTTTAATACCCATAATTTCTAATTTCTGCGCAGGAGGAATCCACCAAGCTTTATCTAACCAAGTAGTTTGATCTAACTTATTAGCTTCTAGTTCTTGGTATACTTGTATATCGTAACCGATATAAATATTAGTCCCTTTATAACCCCAATCGGAGTGCAATTTTCTATTTAAGTTATCGTAAAGCGCATCCAATAAAGGAATAGCGCAACGAAGCGTTAAGGCTTTTTCGCCTTCTATTTGGTTATTGTAAGTCTTATTATCCGCGTCGTTTAATAATTGAGAAGGTACGCCGTAGATATTACATAGCGCCTTCATATCCCACTTTTCGGACTCGATAATATCTAACTCGACAGGGCTTAAACCGATTGTTTTATAGTCTACTTCATAAGCAGAAACCGCGATAGAGTTAAAGTTTTCTGCGCCCGCTTTTTGCGATACTGCAGTCTTTAACGCTTGGGCCTGCGCCTGTCCGCTAGTTGGATCGAATCTTTGATCCTTCATAAATAAAACGCCTGCAGGTCCTCCATTTTGAAAGGAAGCTACCGCCGCCGTCTTAGCTTCGTTGGATCTAGTTAAGTTTCTAGCCGCAGCCATTAAAGGCGATTGGCCGTATAGTTGGTTACCGGTTACATTCCAAGCCGGATTAAAGTACTTATCCTGTAGGATTTCTTTAGGATCAAAATTCCATAGCTTACCGTAGAATAATTGGTAGCCCACCTTAATAGGAGGGAATAACTCTACGTCTGCAATTACCGCCATATATTGAGAAGGAAGCGGGATTAATTGGTAAGGCTTACCCTTGTTATTTCCGCCCTCGATCATTTTAGCCCAAATAAAGGCGTTACCTGTTATAAGCTTAAACCCGATCCACTCTTCTACGAAGTCGCTCCAACAGTCCTCTTCGTTAGGGTATTTAATTAACTCTTCTAGTCTTGAATCGCCGGTATATATTTCAAACGCTTTTCTATGTAGTTCTTTTACTTCCTTCCAATTAGTGATTTTGTCGGGCTGCTTCATTAAAGACTTGAACCTTTTAGCTGCTACTGCGTCTACTTCTTTGTAAACGTGTGGCGGCGCTAGTTTAGCCTTATCAGTAATTAACTTAATGATAGAGTAGACTATATCGTTACTTTGATAACCAAGTCTAACGTATTCCTGCGAATTTGCACCCTGCCAAGTAACGATCCCCTTTTGTATTGCCACCTGCGAAGCCGTAGGCAGAATAGGATTTAGAGTGTTTACTTTCTTCTTACTAGAGAAAAAATCTAATAAACCCATATTATTAATATTTGTTCAAAGTTAACATTTTTTAATTACCAAACTCCGACCACAAATTTAGGCTTAAACTCGAAGAACATTCGCATAGCTAGCATATCCGAGAAATCGGGGGACCTGCCTATTAATTGCTTAACTCGGTCCTTCGGTATTATTCCCTTTTTCCCGTCGTTATCTACCGACTTCTGCTTAACCTGTTCTAGCTCCTCTATTATTAGCTGCCTATGTGTATCGTCGCATTGTATGTAAAGTTCGTCGTTATTTACCTTTTCAGCTAATTTAAAATAACATTGGCTTTTAAGGTTATCGAAGTTATCCTTTTCGTGAGTAACAGGATTATTTAAAGGGCTAGAATTATTTACGAATCCTTTGCACTTAAGTATATCGACCGCACCCCCTCCCACGCCGTCCTCGTCGACCACTACGTTAGATAACGGGACCTTGTATTCTAACATTAAGCTTTTGATTATGTCCGCTACTTCTACTATTGATTTCTTAGCATAGCGAAAAATCTTAACACGGAACCCAAACCAAACGCCAATAACTGTACTGTCATTACCGAAACGAGCAACGTCGCAAGTAATAAAAGGATCGCCACTAGGAATAAAGGAGTTACTAAAGCAGTTAATAATTTTGTCATATTCTATCAAACTTGAAGGATCGCTAAGATATTCCCAATTACCAAATAAAAGACGCTCTTTACTTTCTTTATCTAAAGTTAATAAATTCTCTTTGTAATACTTTGAAACGTTAATGTTATCGTCTACTAGGGATTGAACGAACTTTTTATCGGGATCTAATACGTTGTCTCGATCCGGCTTATAAAAGTCCGAATAGGTCCAATTCTTAGCGGGGTTACAGGTATAAAGACTCTTAGGTATTAGGCCGTAATCGTCTAGCATAAATCTAATACGCGACTTAACTACGTTCCTAGCTTTGTCGGTACATTGGTTAGCCTCGTCTATAAAGGCGTCGGTAATTTCTAGGGAACCTAATTCGTCGAAGTTGGGATCGCTTGGATATTGGAATAGATCCTTAAGCAGGATAACCGATCCGTTAAAAAAATCTATTTGGCTAGATTGGGCGTTATAGCGGTAGTGTTGGCCGGCATAAAGCCCCTGCATTTTGGCCACTTGAAAAAAAGAAACTAAGGTAGTCTCCTTTAGCGTTTTAAGGACCGCTCTTCCTATTAGTCCTCTACTTTCGGGATACTTAAGTCTGCGCTTAATTTGAAAGTAACACCCTAGCGCCGTCTTACCTCCGCCGGCTCCGCCACCGAACAGTAACTCCCTAGTAATATCGTCCTCTAAATAATCTAAAGCTATCGTTTGCTTTATTGTTAGCTTCATAAGTTTATAAAGAACCTGTTTTAGGCTCATAAGTTTTCTCCTCTACCCAATTTACTTGCATATTGCCGGAGTGTTCTATTTCTTGCTTCTCTATGAATCCGCGCTTCTTACCCTTGGTCTTAAGGTAGAAGATCGTCGAAGTAACTTCGCCCTTTTGTATTTGTTTATGCAGTTGGCTTTCTACGAAATCTAGAGTAAGGTCCGCTATAGCCTCTACGGACTCTTTGTAGGCCTCGTCTTCTCTTAGCCACCTGTAATGAGTCTCCCTAGATATATCGACCATTTTACAGGCCGTAGTTACGATTCCGAGGCTTTTCTCTAGCGCCTCTATCATTGCCTTTTTTAGTATGTCAGTATTTGCCATATTACAAAGTTAAAGATTAAATCCGCAGTTAGGACATTCCTTTGCTCCTTTGCTATTATCCTTCTCGGTTTTCGGCTCCTCTTCTCGGTTCATTGTAGGAAGGTCTAGCCCCCAATCTTCGAGCGGCATATCGGACCATTCGTTAGCTAAGACGTCCCAATCCCAAGCGCCATAAGAAGAGTTATCCTTTATAATAAATTCCTCCTTTTGCTCCTTAGTAAAATTCATTACTTGGGTTACAGGTACGTCCGTAAGGCCTGCTTCGATACAGGCCCTAAGACGCATATTGCCACCTAGGACGATATTATTTTCGTCGATAACTAGCGGTCTTAACTCTAGCATTTGGGGGAAGGCCTTAATAGAGTCTACTAGCTTCTTGAACTTATCGTCCTTAATGTAGCGGGGGTTAGACGGGTTAGGTCTTATTTCTTCTATCCTCATAGTGCTTCTATTTCTTTTTTAACATCTATAAAAAAATCATAATCGCAGTAATAATCGCTATCAAAATCTATAGATAAGGATTGATTACTCGAAAAGTTTATTAATTCTTGTACTGCTATTAATGCGCATTCTTTAACTAATTTAAACTCAACGAGGCCGTCAATTATTGTAAAATAACTATCTACTATTTCTATTGCTTTTTCTTTTGGAGTCATAACTTTTATTTTCCCTGCCCTTTGTAAGGCTTGGTCGGTTTTTGTTTTGGTCCTTTTGTTTTTGTAGCCTTACCGCCTTTACGGCGTCCGAAGTTTACTTTACCCGAGTTAGTCGCTTTTGCCATTTTTATAAGTGTTTATTAGTTCGTAAAGTTCGGGCCTAGTCCATTTCTTAACCATTTCGTTAACTGCGATTCGTTCTAGGTTAACTACTTGCTCTTCCCCGATCCTTTGAACTAAGCCTATTCTATACATAGCTTGGTTACCGTGTTTATACATATTGCAGGCGGCGCATTGTAAGTTAACGTTATACTCGTTAAACCGGAGGACCGAAAATCCCTTAACGGGGAAGTAGTGTCCGGCTTGGTTAGCTTGGTTAGATCCGCAAGATATGCAGGCCTTCCCTTGGTCCCTATTTCGAATATAAGCGTTAAAAACCTTTTGAGTCTGCTCTAGTAGTTTCGGTAACGGCTTTAATGTCATTCGTAAAATTATAACTTATTCTTATATAAAATTCTTTTTACCTCGAAGTAGGTAGACGCGGTTAGATAAATTAGGCAGGCTAAAGGAACCGAAATAAGTATAAACTTTACTAACTCATAAACAAAAGTTAACTGTTTCATTCTTCTATTATTTTGATTATTTGATCGGGAGTAATGGATATAATTTTCCCTTTATTTGGTCCTAAGCTAGGTATTACTAAAAGTTTAGTAATAGCGTGATTCTTCTCTAGGTAAGAAACGTTAGAAGTCCCTAAATATTCTGCTATAAAGCTAACCTCTATTTCTTCGCCTGTAGCCCTGCTTTCAATTAGTAATAAAGTGTATTTCTTGAACATATTTTAAGTTTAAAGTAACCGCCCCGAGTTCCCGTAATTACTATCTTGTTAAAAATATTTAATTTCTCGAGGCGGTATTAGTTTATAGTTCGCCGTTTAAATATAGCATTAGGGCGTACTTCTTACATTGTGTTTTAATAAAATGATCCTTTTGTAGGTTTTCCTTATCTAGCTTATTATTAGAAGCGGATAACATACCTATAATTTTATTTTTTATAGCTTCTGCGGTTACCTTGTCTAAGTTAGTCGAATTAATTAACTTTCTTTTCCAAAGAATATCGAAGGCCTTTTCGTTAAGTAAAACGTAATTCCTACGAGTAGAAGTATTCCAATACTCGGTAACATAGTCTAATATTTCGTCGTCGCTTATTTCAATAACCGGAGGCTCCGGCTCTATTACTACGATACTTTTACGGACCTTAACGCTTATCTTTTCGTAGGCGCTTAATACTTCCCCCACAAATTTAGGAGTAAACTTGATCGATTTGTCTACGTCTAGTTTATTTAAAGCGTATAACTCAAAGGCGCAGCCTAACTCCTTTAGGCAAAATCTTTTATAGTTATCTATTATAAAATTTACCATAAAGTCGAACTCTTCCGGCGTTGGGATAGTGCATCCGCTAAAATGTAAGCAAGTCTTTAAGTGTTCTTTAACTTCTATCCTAGAGCATCTACCTATAGCCATAGTTTCTAAGGCGTCGACTACTTTTAGTTCGTGCTTCTCTAGTAGATCATAGGTTTTTAAGCTTCTCGAACTCACGCTCGGCGTAAGATTGCTTACTGTTTGCGGTACTAATTCTGCTAACGATTTCATCATTCCAAGATTTATTATTAAAAAATGTTTCGGGGTTTTTGCGGAACTGCTTATCCGGAACCGACTGCTTATATGAAGGTAAGTACTCCATTATTTTTTCGCGCTCGGCATCCGTTAAATTATTCCATTTTTTTATTAACTTTTGCTTATCCCCTACCTTTTTGTCGTACTCTATCCAAAAAAACTCAAAATCTATGTTTATGTATTGTTCTTCTTCTTTTTCTTCTTCTTGTTCTTCTTCTTCTTGCGTATGTGTATCGATACTGTATAGATACTCTATCAATACTCTATTTTTTACCTTAATTAACTCCTTATCGATACAAGCCCTAACCTTCGGACTATTTGAGTCGTTATACTTGGACCAATTCTTTAAAGCGATTTCTTTTGTAGACTCGGAGTACATTAACCGCCCTTTGCTTATAAAGTATTCTAATAGCTTCTTAATTGTTTCGTCGTTATAACCTGTATCAAAACACATTTGTCGGATCGTTATTTCGTAGATCCCGCATTGGGTAGTCCTATCGTTGGTTAGCAGGTATAAGTAAAAGTACTTCTGCTCCGGCGTTAGTCCCTCGATAAATTCGTCCCTCCAAAAAGAGACGTGAACTTTTCTAAATATTGCCATAATAAAAATAGCCCGCAGTTTTGTAGGTCGTTGCAGTACCTACGCCACCTTGGGCCAAGAAGTTTTAAAAGAGTCTGCAACACTCGTAAACAAATATAGTAATTAAATATAAACTTCGTCGGCCTTACTCGATCTTTTTCTAAAGAATCCCTCGTATTGGGGGTACTCCTTCATAAATAAGCGGGAGTAAAAAGGCTTGGCGTTATTGTTAACCTTAAAGTCGTCTCCGTTTGCTTTTACGGGAGTTTCCCACCTAATAA